TGCACGAGTTTTCTGTCCAAAGTTAACAAGTCCTGCACCTGTAATAAACGTAATTGGGTTAACGCCTTGTGCATATAATGTATCTCTTTGTCCTTCGTTAAGTGCTACACTTACAAATTCGCCTTCACTACTAATATAACCTGTTGAACTTGCGTTAGTAATTCCGCCACGTCTTGTACCTGCTGGTGCAAACCATGGATAGCTAACTTGATCGCTTAGTGCAATAGTTCTTAGCATCATGTGACTTGGTGGAACAACAACGTTGTTTCCTACGTTATCACTTGTGAAGCCCCATGGATAAAATAGTCCTAGGTATTCGTCACGTGTAACAAGTCCGTCATCGTTATCTTCAACAGCTAGTCTAGCGTTTGTTGCCCAGTCATTTAATGAAGTTGCGTTTGGTAACAATCTTGCAGGACTATCGCCAACTACAAATCCTGTTAATCCTCTATCATAGTTCAATGTAACCATTTCGCCAATAAGCTCAGGATAACTAGGAGAACTAATTAAGTTAAAGATACGTGATTCATCATCTCTAATTTCATCGTTGTCACTAATAACTGCTTGCATTGCTTGTAAAATAACTTTACGCTGTGCTTTACGTCCAAAGCTACCTGAACCATCAACTTGGTTAGCTGATTCAGTTATCCATCTGTGTGGATAGTAAGCCGCCATACTCACATCGCCCATTCTAATATTTTTCTGGGTAACATCTATATGATTACGTACAAATTTCTTAACGTTAAATCCACTTCTACGTAAGTTCCAAAGCAACATACCTTTTGGATATAGTGCAGGATCTGGAGCATCAGTGTCTAAATGATCACTAACTAATAGTTCTGGAATAGTTCCGCTTGGTGCTAGTGTAGCTGTTCCGCCACTTGTACCATAACGTGCATCAGCAAACAAAATACCATCTTCTGATGTTTGGTCGCCTTCGTCTAATGCTAACCATTTTGCTAAGTCCGAATTATATTTGTGTACTTGTGGATAGTTTTCTAAGTCTGCTGTTGATACCCAAATATCACCTGTTACTAGTGCAGATGAACCGTCTTGTTGTGTAGTTGGTTCTGTTGCACTTACAATTGGTCCTAAAGGATCAGCTGAACTGTAAACGTTCTGATAACCTTTCCATGTACTACCATCGTGTACCATAATATCAACTTCGTCAACAATACTGTTGTACCATAATGCACCATCAGTTGTTAATGCTGTTGGAGCATTTGCACTTGCAGTTTGTGTTAAGATCTTCCAGTTTGAAGCATGGAAGTCATAAGTTGCATCACCTGTTGGAGCCGCATATAAGTTTGCAGTTCCTGCTTTTGTTGTATAGTTAAATGCCGCAAAGCCAATTAATCCTAATGCACCATTTGTATCTTTAATGTGGATTTCTCCGCCATCGTTGTGCTGGATAATAACTCTGTTACTTGCATCTACACTTGCAACAATATTAACAAAGCCTGCCGCGTTAATTGCATCTGCAATTAAGTCTGCGTCACTTGCCGCGCCTGTTGCTGTTACACTTAATGCTTTACCTGTTGCCATAGCCGCTTGTCCAACAATACTTTCTGACATTTGGAAACCGTATGACTGACTGCTTAACTGTGTTGCTACTGCACTTGAAGTAATCGAAGTTGCAGTTGAACTGTTTCTTGCAAAAATTGTAAAATCAAATTCTTCATTTTCTGCTTCAGTAGTATGTGCTTGTACATATAATTGACCTAATGCAAGCCCAAGTCCACCAGTAGTTTTATCTAAATTAAAGATAGCCGCTTGGTGTGTCTTATAAACAGGAGCTGGTTTGTCTTCCCATAACTTAGTAGTACTATTGAATGCTTTAACTTTCATTTGTACACCTAAATTAGCGTCAGTTATTTTAAACCAAACACTTCCTGTAGGTCTTGTTTTTGTATCAGCTGTTTTAAATCCTGGAACTGCTGTATGTGGAGCAATTTCGTATGCTGGTGAATAGTAAGTTCCTGCTGTTAGACCTAAGTCTGCTAGTAGTGTACCTGAAGCACCTGCTGAAATAGCAATCGCACCGTCATCATCTGTTGAACCGTCAGTTGTATTTGTACCGTCACCAAAGATGTTTAATTTTCCGTCTACAACACTTGCACTTACACCTGTAATACCTGCGCCTGTAATATCAGCCGCATACTGTGTAATTGTTGTTCCTGTTGCCGCTAAAGTTGTTCCGTTAATTACAATAGTTTGTCCTAGTGTATGAGTACCTGTTGCAGTACCTGTTACAGTTGGCCAACTCTTAACCCAATCAGCTGTTCCTACTTTAACCCATGCACCTGAAGTATTTTTGTAGTACACTTTGTTAGTAGTAGTTGTTGTTACTACTGCATAGTCTCCTACTGCACCTACTGCACCTTTTGGAGCGCCTGTGTTAGTTTCGCCAACTAGATTAACTTTATTTGTAATAACTAATGGAGTTTTATTAGTGAATGACTGTCCACCAGTAACAGTTACGGCATTGCCGTTCCACTCAAATATTCCGTATTTTGTTAATGCTGTGTCAAACCAATATGTTCCGTTTGCTGGATTTGCCGCTGGTGCACTTGCACTTGGGCTTAGTTCGTCTAGATCAACATCTGCTCTTACAACAAATGCTCTGTTGCTAACACCCAAATATGAATATGCCGCTTGTAAACCGTATTCGTTTAGTTCGCCGCCATTTACTGGATTGTTACTAGCATCTGTTTGGAAGTATGGATCTCCGAACGTGTCTGATAAATCTCTTTGTGATGTAATTAAAAATGGTACTCCGGCATTTGCCTTTGTAGTACCTCTTGCTGTACCTGTTCCTGCCGCGTTTTGTTTATCTTGCTTTGAAGCAACAAAAAGCATTGGAGTAGTACCTGGTTCTGCTGGTGTGTAAAAACTCTCGTCAATTACGCTAACTTGTACACCTGGTGATATTAAAGCCATTTAAGTTCTCCTGTTATAACAACTGTTAAAAGTATTTATATGATTTCTTCAAAAACATATATCAAAACCCCCATAAAAAGGTACCACAAAGGGTAGGTAAATACAATATGAGACCTTTATGCGAATGCGGATATAGACCTGCGGCAGTAAACTACAAAAAGGATGGTAAAACATTCTATCGTAGACAATGTGATACTTGTTTACATCACGGCAAAAAAATGTGGGGTATACCTAAATGGCATCGTGCTGGTTATAGACAGTTAGATACTTGTGAAAAATGTAACTACCATAGTAGTCATAAAGAGCAGTTTAATGTATATCATATAGACGGTGATCTAAATAATACGTTGCGTAGTAACTTAAAAACTATCTGTGCGAACTGTCAACGGTTGATGCAGAAGCAAGGCGCAAAGTGGAAACAAGGCGACCTTTTACCTGACTTTTAAGATCTGCAATAGTTCCTTCATTATATATATTATGTTCAAATGATGCTTTTGCCCATCGCCATTCGCTTGGGTGTACATCAGTTGGTTCGATGCCTAAGTCTTGATATTGTCTAAACCATACAGGGTCTGGTCCACGTTTAACACACCAAACTTTTCCGCCCATACTTTTAATAACTTCTACTTCGTTTTCAAAGCGTACATCAGGAATAACAAAGTTCTTATTAGGATTATCAACAATAGTTTTCTTAACAAAACTTACCCAAACACCATCGTAGAATCCGTTCCGCATGCAGTCAGTACCAAACTCCTGTAATACTAATCTTGGAGTTACACTACGTCCTGTTTCTTTTGTCCAAAATGTATCTTCTTGCTCACGCCAATAACGACTATCTGGAGTTTCACCTTCAAGCATGTCACGTGGCCAATCAAACATTAAAGATACTGCATCTTTAAGTTTGTCTGCAAAACTAATCTTTTCAAAGCTGTGGTCGTCAACTAGAATGTCTGCTACTGTGCCTTTACCGCAACTGATGAGTCCACAAATTCCAATAATCATAATGAATCCTTAATTTATAATGTATAGTATACGTTATAATTTAGCAGATGTCAAGTATTATTTTAACCGATTGTGAAGCCGTAACCTACGCCGCCAGCTACTGCTAGTGCTAGATCTTGTT